AGCTGGGGGTGGTAGTGGTAAATTAGTGCAACAAGTAAGAGCAGCTTTTAGTGGATTTCAAAATATTATTAACCAAATACCATTGGATGATACAATACCGCAAAACACTGAGGGTGACGAAATTTTAAGTGTTACAATTACACCTACAAATGTAAATAGTATTTTAGTAATTGATGCTGTAGTTTTTGGCTTAACTGGCGGTAATGACGCCGTATATGCTATTTTTCAAGATTCAACAGTTAATGCACTTTTTGCAACTGCAAGTTTTCATACTAACAATCGGCCAGGAACGACAAGCATTCAAGCGTATATTACTGCAGGCACAACAAGTGCAACTACAATTAAATTGAGAGCTGGTTATTCTGTTCCAGGTGGTTCTTTGTGTATTAATGGAGATACAAGTAGGGCTTTTTTCGGTGGCGGAACAATACCAAATACTACACTTTTTGTAACTGAATTTTCACCTTAAAAACGGTACGAACTACACTTACGAAAGAATATAAATTTACGGAATTGTGCAATAAAAAAGCCCCATAACAGCTCCGAAACGGGGCAAAATTTTCTAGAAAAAAACCCCAGGGTTTAGGCTGGGGAAAACTGCATCGATTAAGGCTTCAACTCAAAAGGGAGAAGTTTTTTTTCTCAAGGGTTTTTATAAGAGTAAATCAAATATACCATAGCGATTTTGTTAGAGGCAAGGATTTTAATCATTTTACTTATGTAAATATTTAAGATGTGGTTTTGAGGGTCTTTTTAACCTGATACTCTTTAAAGCTGTCCAGCATGTTTTCGAAAGTTTTGACATCGAAACTAATATCCATCTCTTCCCCTGCCAAAAGCTTAAAATAAACTTCTTTTGCCATGACAAGCTTTAAATTATCAAAAGTCTTACCTTCTTTAGCAGGTCTTGACCAAACTTCATGAAAATCATCAAAACAGAATTCCCCAAAATCTTTTAGCAATTTAAGGCGTTTTATTAGGGCCTCTCTATCCAATAACTCAATCGGAGTAAGGGTTTCATGCTCTGAAGGCAAGGAAATCGATTCTAAGCAAAATTTGGGGCATTCTTGAGGATTTAACCCATTTTCTATTAAATCAGGGGTCTTTTGGGTAAACATGACCGTACAACCAGTCAACAAAAACAAATAAAACTTCATAAACTCCATAGTTTCACAAAAAACCCCTCCCTATTTCAAAGGAAGCGAAAATGAGAGAGGGGAAAATTAACACAACTAATCTTCTAGGACCCAACCTTTTGGACAAATCAGCTGTTTTGTTAGATAAGATTTGAATTTCTTATCGGAGCGACAATCACATAATAAATATTATTAAAAATTGTAGCAATCTTTTTCTTTGGTAATAGTAAAATGGTAAGAGCTGGGCTTAAGATAATTAGCAATCTCTATACCGTCCTGCTGCATTTTTTTATAGTCGTAAGAGCTTGGGCTTTTTTTCTTTTTTACAGAATAAGAAAAACACCTGTACTCCTCTTGATTTTCAAAAAGCTCATTTTTTAAAAGCTCTTCCTCTTGAGCAAGCTGTTTGAGGTTTTCCTTAATTTTAAAGTATCTCTCAAACTTCTCTCTCAAAGGCTCAGAGTTTTTAGAAACAAGTGCCCCCTCGGGAGGAGTCAGGGTTTCCACATGTTTCCAAAACTCTAGAGCTTTCTCCAACAAGTTTTTTTGTAGGTGAGGATCGGCCTCTACTCTTAAAAAGTGGCATGTCTCCTGCTTAGAATCCCAAATAGATAAAAAGCCGTGACTATAGCCTGTTACAAATAACTGCCACTGAAGCTGACACGTCCAATATTCTGGCACCTTGTCAAAAACTATGGCATCGAAGACTTTATCAAAGCTGTAGGGGCTTTTAATCTCATACAGGACTTTATTCACCTGGTCTAGGCCATCAAGAGAGCATCGAGCTATTGAATGGTCTTTATGTCTCACGCAAGGGGTATCAAGCTTAATCCCTTGATGAGCCTCAATCCAAGATCTCGCTATGGGCTCTTGCTCCACTCCATGCTTGATGGCTACATTATCTTTTATGGGTTCTTCGTGGCCTGTTTTTTCTCTATAGAGCTGATCTATAGACTTATAGGGGTTTATCCCCATAATAACAGTTATGTCGGTAGCAGTAATACCTTCAGCTCTCCAAGAGTGCCAAGAGGGAGTTTTTTGTATCAAATTTTCAACTATAAAATTCATATGTCAACCTTAAAAGGGGATTTCATCGTCCGCAAAAGCGTTTGTTTGTTTAGGTGCTTGTGGTTTAAAAGCGTGGGAAAAATATTTACCCGTTGGCTCTGTATTTTCTGGTTTTTTCTGAGATAAAACTTGAATGGCATCGGCTATAAGATTCCAGTAGGTTTTACCTGTGTTAGCGTCTACGTTGATATCAAAATTACCGAAGACATAGAGCTTTACCCCTTTTACCAATAAGGGCAAAATTCTATCGAATTGATTACCAAAAAGTATGACATCGAGCCACTGGGTTACGGTCTCTTTTTTTCTACGAACCCCAACACCTACAGAAAGTTTTATCATTTTTTGGTTTTCTGTCTCTTTATACTGTGGGTCAGCCCCTAAATTTCCAATAATACTAAGTTTTAACATGGATACCAATTAGTTTGCATTTTTAACGGATTTATTTAGTCTATTGATAAGCCCCTCATACAAGCTAACAGGGAACTTCTCCCAAGAGGTTATGTTATAGGACTTCAAAGCTCTATCGAGTAGTTCTTTAGGCCAATTGTTCTCCAATTCCTCAATATCTTTGGCATCTATAAGCTCTACTGCGTCGGTATCTTCTTCACCGCAAAGGGAGAGGAGGGCACAAATATTATACCGCATGGCATAGGTTGAAGCTGCACCCATAGACTGCATGGCATTCACTTTCCCATCCGATTTAAAATCTAAGGGCGAACAAGTAGAAATAAACTCGCCTGACTCGTGGAAAAGATAGGTCACAAGCAGTTTTGTTTCTAAATTTCTATCATGAGAGAGTACTAGACCGTGGTCATGCAAAGGTTTCTCGACTTTGCTTAAGACCTCCTCAAGAGGGGCATAAGTGTTGGTGTAGCTTTTTTTGGTCTTTTTGGGGGGCTGGATTTTACTTTTAGCTTGGATTAAAGCTTTAAGTAAATTTGTCACATTTTCTGATTTCATCATATCAACCTCTAAATATCAATTTTCATGGTTCGCATTTCACAACCAAGATTCAATTTTTGTTTACTCTTGGTTTAATTTCTCCACTAATGTATCATATCCTTTAAATTATCACAACTAAATTATAAATGGACACAAAAAAAATATTCACCTTCCTCAAGTCTGGAATGGTAAGCGAAAGCATAAAACAAGACGCTCTCAGGGCGTTAAACCCTATAAAATCCACCAGAGGCAGGAAGAAGAAACCAAAAGAGGCTGAGCCCGAAAAACAGGTGGAAATTATAGAGCCTGTGAAAGAGCCAGAAAATTTGGGGCCTTATGAACATTCCAGCTCAACCGTTCAATTTTTAAAAAACTTCAGAAAGAGAGGGCGTCCCAAAAAATCTGTTAATTTCACTGACTATGTAAAGCTGCCTACGGTTTTTGAAACTATCATGCCCAAAGAGCCAGAGTTTAAGCTTGAAATGCTCAACCTGCAAAAAGAAAGTGTGTTAGACGATTACGGGAAATCCCCTGTTTTGCTCCCCGAAATTCGGCAAGTATTGAAAAAGGAGCTTTTGGATTATATATCCGTGTTTCTAGACAGGCTATCGGATAACCCTCTACAACCGACTACCCTGATTAATGAGGGCATGAAGAGGATAAGAAGATATCTAGTTAAAATAACTCCTGGCGTTTACCAGAAAAGAGGCCCCAAGCAAATGAAGGACGCCCACAAAGAGGTGCTGACGAGGGCTAGAAGTGTACGACGCCAAGAAAGGCTCGATCGCTTTAAAGATCTCTATAATGAATGGGTTGATTTAGGTCTAAGAATAGAAGATTTTGCTTCACATTTTATTATTAGTAGGTATTATCTGAAAAACGTTTTGGAGGGTAGAAGTACCCCAAGCAAAATATTCCTTGATCGGATGGAATTTATTATAGCCGAAGTAAAGAAGGGAATGGAACTAAAACAAAACAGCTAGAAAAAAATCGTGGCCTCACAGAGACCACAACCAAGAATAAATCCACTATAGTGAGATCACGATTTTTTTAGCAACTAGCATAAATTATTTTATAAACTAAAGTAACGAAAGTTACAATTTATAGGAATTTATAGGTATGCAAAAAGAAATAGACCACACAACGTATAAGCTAAATATAAAAGACTGCTTAAACCTGCAAATCCAAAAAAATCTAAGCTATAGGACAAAAAGTATTCTTTTCTGGTTAGAGGGGAAACCCCAAGGCTGGAAAATTATCCCCCACTGCTTAGCAAAAGAATTTGGTTGTTGTGTAGAAACGATATATAGAGCTCTAAGACAAGCTTCTACTTATGGCTATGTCCAAAAAGTTTTCTGGTTTGAAAACGGTCTTAAAAGAGAAAGATTCGTTTCAGCAATTACCCCAAAATTTACCCAACATGCGGTGTTAGCAGACCACAAACCCAAAACAATAGAAAAAAAACCAAGAAATTTTTGCCAGGTAAACAAAAAGAATTCAAAAAATTTTTGCCAGGTAAACAAAACTGTTCACCCCTCTTTAGAAAAGAAGAATATATTAAATAAAGAAAGGCCTAAAGGCCTAAAGAAAGAAGCCTACGCCTCACTTTCTGAAGAGAATTTTTCTTTCGATTACGAAAATAAGCAGTTTAAGACAACACCCCTGGCAAATGCAGAGCTTGAGCTTTGGATAAAACAGCTGGAAAAGAAGTTCAAGAACCTAGGAACCAGTTTTGACCAGGTAGCCCTCAAAGCGGCGAAAGTTGTAGCTGAAAGGAGAGGGACAAAAAATGAGGTCAGGAGGGTGGGTCCCTGGCTGAAAAGATACCTTTTTGATGAAGCTAACCAAGATCCGTACAGGATCACGCCATCAGACTCAGCTAAAGACAACTTCAAAACCAATTATAGCTTTTTCTCTTCACTGCCCGACCACAGCTCCATGCAAGTGAGGGGTTCTCACCTCTTGTACAAGGGCAGGGAAATGGGATTTATTGTAGATCCTGAAGTGTTTAAGGAATTCCTGCTTAAAGATTATCAAGTGAGCGATCTTGATGTTGAATATCGGCAAGAAGACCATTTCTAGGGCTTTTGGCTTGATATTTGAGATAGGTGGCACTGTAGACACCAATAAACATGATTAATCGATTGTAGGGAAAATAAAGGGGGTTTTATGGGAATCGCTCAAAAGTTTGAAAAGTATGTGGGGTTAGAGCAGCTTTATACCGAACTCAATGCTGGTCAAAAAAAAATACTCGGTTGTTTTTTCAGGGAATGTGAGGAAAGTTTAAGCAGAATCACCCATCCAATGCTCTACCTGAAAGAGGGCATGAGAAAAGGGTTTTTGATAGATATTATAAAACGCTCACGCTTCAAAAAGAAAAGGGAAAAAAAACTCATGTCAGAGCTAATTTATAAAACAAACCTAGAGTTTGCGGAGAAAATAATCAAACATATCGAAGCTTACAAACCGATCAATCGCTTGAACCGAAACTCAGAGCCCGAACTAGACCATAAAATTTATATTGAGGATGGGGTTTGCTTTTGCTCGTGGAAAAAAGAGGACTTGAGCGAATACGGCTACACCCTGGAAATTAAAGATCCCAAATTTAAAGAAAAAATAGAGGAATATCTAAAATATTTGAACATAAGAATTGACAATTGAAAAGCGTTAAGCTAAAAAAACCTTGTGATAGAATTTATCCTTCCAGGCAATCCAACGCCCTGGGCTAGTCCCGTTTTCAGCCGATTCAAAGTTTTTGATAAACGGTCTAAAGAAAAAGATGAGGGCAGAAAGATTTTGAGGGAAATTTATAAAGGGTTTTTAATTTCTTATCCTATCAAGCTAAAGTTAGAATTTTATCTACCGATTCCTAAGCACACCGCTAAAAGCACAAAAGAGGCTATGGAGGAAAAAAAAATCCCCCACCAAAAAAAACCAGATCTAACAAACTTGATTAAACTGGCGGAGGATTTATTGAAGGGTATTGTTATTGTCGATGATAACTTAGTAACGAAAATCGTAGCTCAAAAATACTATTCTCAAGAGCCTAGGACAATTTTCACTATCATCCCTTTTTAAAGTTTAGAATTTAGTATCATTGTATATATATTTAGAAATTTCTCTAAGAAGTTCTTGAGCTTTCACATGGGAATTTAACGGCATATTTTCTTTTAAATTTTTTACCGCTTCTAATAGATCCTTTTTTACGTCGTAGAAAGTCCTGATGCTTAATAATTTTTCTAGAAGTTGTTTGTTACCAGATTCGAAAGCCTCAAGTATCTTTTTTTGCAGATCGGGTGTCAGAGCGGGGCTTTTTTTTCTGCCTCGCACGGCAATATTGGGGCTTTGATAAATCCTAGGCTCAATGTCAATGATCTGAGTTTTCAGCATGTGTGCAAAATTCACCAAGCCAAAATTGTTATTTATGGCTCTAGACAAATGAGCCTCTAACACGTGATGAACTCCATCTCTTGAAATAAATTTACAAAGGTCTTTTAACTGCCTTGTATTTGTTTTTTTATAACATAAATCCAAAATTTGGCTTATTGTTAGACCGTAAAAAAGCTCTTGTTTATCGCTTCTCGTAGCCTGATTATATTTATTTGTAAATCTCATAGCTTTCTCGCTTAAAAAATCAATTGTCATTAGGGTTTTCCTTTGAACTCTTCAAAAGAATACCTATAATAAAATATAAATACAATTATAACTTATATTTTAAAGTAGGAAAAAGTTGAACCTTTTTGGCGTAAATTTTATTTTACCATCAAAAGCAAATTTAAAGGACGCTATGAGCAAAAGAGAACAAGCTAAACTTATCATGAAAATGCTGCCGAAAATTAGAGAAGCTGAGGAAAAAGTGGTCATCCCCTGGGAAGAGGTAAACAAAGCTCTTAAAGCGGGGTGCTCTGGCCGTCAAATTGCCTCAGCTCTAAACATTTCTCCAGCGGTTCTTTACTACAAAACAAAAATAGACCACCTGGAAGAGTGGGAATCTTATAAACAACGCCACCACGACATGGGCATAAAAGAGATTTTAGAAACCCAACACATGGTAGCAATCAAGTACAGAGACCGCCAAATGTTAATGTGGCTAGGAAAAGTAAGATGTGGACAAGTCGAGGCTAACCCGACCTCAGGACAAAAACACACTTCCAAAATTGAAAAAATATTCAGCCAGCTTTTTGACGACAACGAGGAAAAAGAGGAGGAGGGGGAATAACCCTCCCCATTTACAAGCTAGCCGTTTTCAAGCTCTCTGTGCTCTTCTACGTAGATATCCGCGTTAAACTGGCGAGTAAAAGACCTAAAACAGTATCTACAAGATAATGAGGAATATCGTCACCCATGCTAAGAGAATATTTCCCAAGCCTAAGCTGAACGTTTGTAAAACAGCCAGTTAAAAGCAAAGTCGTTAAAATAATTATAAAAAACTTCATAAATTTATCCTCATCCGTATTGTTCACTTGGATCTTCGCTTAAACTTTCCTCATAGCGTCTGTCCATAATTTCTTGAATTTCATGGGCTATCGAGTTAAACAAATATCTGATTTGTTCTTCAGAGAGAAAAACCATTTCCCCATCTGCCCATTCGTAAATTTTATTAGACCAGTCTTTGACTTCATATAAAGATAATTTAAGTTCTGATTCATCACAGATTAGACGATATTCCTCATTATCTTGTAGATAGTGCTTTAAGTTTTTTACTGTCCAGTTTAACTCTGATAAAAAATTTATCTCCCAGCAATTTATTCTCATGGAGCTCCCTTTTGTTTTGTACCCCCCCAAGAGGGGGGGCTTGGTTATTGGTTTTCGATTACTAAAAGTTCGAGTGAATTCAAATAACTACCAGTATATAAATAAAGGCGTCCATCGTATTCGATGCTATGAGCTAAGTTATTGGGTAGGTCTGCTTTGCTGTTTTTAGGATTGTCGTAGAACTGCTCAAGATTATAATAACTAGCATGGTCTCCTTTTCTTTGATTTTCTTCTAAATACTTAAAAACGAAGCCTTTAAATTCCCATGGGTGTACACCATTTATAAACCGCCCCCATTCTTTCCACTTTATAAAAAGCTTTTGAATATCTTCAATTATTGGAAAATTAGACCAAGTTGCTTCCCACTCTAAGAAATTTGGGTCTATTAAATCTCTTTCTGAAAAGAAATTGAAAAAATGATCTTTTAATAATTGTCGTCCTGCTTCCGTGTCAATAAACTTACTCATGGAGCTCCCTTTTGTTTTGTACCCCCCAAAGGGGGGCTTGGTTTGTATTAAACGATTCGGATAGGTTCTGAACGGACAATGTTAAAAGTTACGCCCTCCATCATTTTATTAAATAAAATTTTTTCGTTTATGTTTTTTACTTGCCAGTCGTTTAATTTGCCTTCATGGGTTTCTAAAAATCTTTTTAGGTCTTCGTTGTTACATTTATCTGGACAAGAAGTTTTAACGTGATTGTTTTCGTCTCGAACTAATACTTTTGCTAAATAATAAACACTTTTTTTCGGGGCACACCATTTTTCAGTCCTAGGGTCTTTTGTTTGATATACAAAACGATCACCGTTTTTATTAGACTCAATCCAGTAGCGTTGCTCTGTTCTCATCCGATAACCCCACGGATAGTCTTGTACAGTGTAAGCAGTTTCTTCGTTAACGTGATTGTATAGATAGTTTTTCATGATGCTTCCTTTATTGTAATTGTACCCCCCAAAAGGGGGGCTTAGTTATCTATAGAACTGATTTATAAAATTCTTTCGCGTTTGAGTGTACAAGTATTTCAACTGTCTTGTAATTTTTTTCAACAAGGTAAAAATTTACAAGAATGGAATAGTCATTTGAAATTTTGCACTGGCGAATTTTTGTTCCTTGTCTATCCTCAAATACTTTTCTACATGACGAATTTATTTTACGACCGATAAACTTAGAAAGCCTTTGAAAAAAACCTTCTAGATTTTCGTAATTATATTCGTCTGCTATTGATTCAATTTCGAAAACTTCTTTAGCAAGCTTGAAAACGTCGAATTGACCGTTTACTTGTTCCTCATACTCTTCTAAATAAAACTCAAGAAAGTGGGTAAAATCGCCCTTTATTTGTTTAATGAGTGTAGCTATCCATTTCTCTTCATCTGTCCAAGTGTCGCTCATAAAATGCTTCCTTTATTGTAATCGGCAACTATTCGAAATTTCCGAATAGTTCAAATTGTACCCCCCAAGGGGGGGCTTGGTTATTGGTTTTAAGATACTAAGCTTTTGAGTTCATCTAAGTATTTTTTAGTATACTTCCATTGTCCGTCTACGTTTTTAACGCTTTTTTCTAAGCCAAAGAACTCTAGTTCTTCCTTGTCTGGGAAGTCGTCAATTACTTCTAAATATTCCTCAAAATTGGGATAAATGTCCTCGTTGTTGCCTTTTGACAAGTGCGATAAAACTTCAGTTGAGAAAGTGCAAGTCTTGTGTTTTGACCAGTTTTTATAAAGTAAAGCGTAATCATCTAGACAAAACTCATACGACCACTCCGACATATATGCTAAAAAATTTGGGTCTACTAGAGTGTT